GCGGTTGTTCGACTTGCCCAATTAATGGTTAGAACAATCTGGCTCAGGTCATCCCTGGCACCAAATCCCATGTAGTTTAAAGTGCTTGAACCTGCATCCATGAATAGACAATTGCTGGCACCGCTACCGATGGAATCTATAAGTGCAGTGGAAATGGCTATATCCTTTGCACCTTGCCCTGCAGAAACAGTGTAGCTATACCCAGAGGTAACCTTCGTCGGTCTGCTCCCAGATACACTCGTGCTTGAACTTGGGGCTGGCATACCGTATGCATTTCCAGCGTATAACGTCATAGTTCTGGCAGAACCCCAATCACCCGCTGCTATTCTTACAAGATGAATACTGGCAGAGGTTGGGTAATAGTTCGCATAGGTATTCCGAATGCTAGTGAGGTCAAACAACATAGCGCCCACATTTTCATAATTATTGGCTGCAGTATAAACCCCTTGTCTGACATAATCGGTAACACCTGCAATCCAGCTCCCATTACGCCATGTACATGCATTTATAGCCTGATATGTTGCCATAGAAACTCACCTCACTCATAAACCGCTGAAACCAACGAGTTTACCAACCCACATAGACTGGTATTCAACCGGGTATCCGTAATGTTATTTACTGATATCGATGTGGCTGCCGCCGGTACTAGAACATCAGCAATACCCAGTTCATAGATATCACTTGTTCTTGTCAACTCTGGGGCTACCGGTGTTGCAGTAGGAGTCCCAGTAACAACTGCAAGCTGAATGCTCCTGTTGATCTGGCTTAAACGAATGACAATTCGGTCAAGCCGAGGATTGCTTCCATTTGCCGTAGCAAGAGGTATGTTTAGGTCATCTGTATTTTCATACCTATATCCATTAATCCATGCACTGCCCGCCGCAACGCTTACCGCCAATCCAATCCCAGGAGACACCTGAAGATTTGTTGATGTAGCGTAAAATACACCATTAGAGACAAGGCTTCCGAAATATGCTGCGAAGTCCGTTGCGCCATAGACTCTGTCTCCATCGGATGAGTTAAAAAATCCGCTTTTCTCCATATACCAATTCCTCCCTTTAGACGGTTTTCGTGTATTCCATAATTACGTAGCCCGTAAATGCTGTCCTGTCATTACCTGGTTCAACGACAATATTGGTTTTATCCGCGTAGAGACCTATTTGTGATGCAAAGTTGTTGTATCTTGCAAGTGGTAGCGGCAGGAAAACAGTCCCATTTGTTGCAAAGCCAGTTAAGCTGACAACAGTATTGAGGTTTGCTATACCGTGAGCTACGCTTCCGGGGATCGCGTTTGGGAGAGAACCAAGATTTATTTCTTTCCGATAAATGGTCTTCCCATCTATCCATAGTCGCCCTGTGTTTTGCTCTGTTGTTGAGTAGTCGGTAAATGCGGACGCCATCTTGACAGCTGTAATCGTACGGTCTGCAATCTTCGTACCAGTGACTGCTCCGTTTGCAAGTCTTGCTGTAGTTATAGGTTCATTATTGATATTCAGCCAGTTCGCTTGACCAGAAGGATTGTTGAATACGAAAACAGAAATCACATAAAATGTCATGGTGTTGCGAGAAATAAAAAATCCCATTGCTCGCTGATAACCGTTTCCCGTGTTGTCCCCGCTGTGCTTTATCATAAACACATGACCATCATCACTTGGCTGGTCACTAAACTTGTTGCCACTCCATGAGGTAAAATAAAAGGCATCTCCCGGCATCATATTGTGTAAGGCATATTGACCGACAGATATAGTCCCCGCACCAACATTTATTTCAAGCGCAGGAAGTTTTCCAAACAGATTATTTATGGTATCGGTAACGCTATCTCCTTGAATTTTAGGGTCTACCTCGTTTAAGTCACCAAGAGCTTCTGTCACATTTCCTAGCGCCTCCGTCACCTCAGAAATACCGGTGGGAGCATAAATTGCTGTTTTAACCTCGCTTATATCGGAGCGAATTTTCTGCGCTATTGTTAACTCAGCTTTTCCAAACACTACACTGATACTCTGACCGTCTGCATCATAGGTTTCTTCGACTTCAGTGATGCGTGTTGTCATGGATATACCCCATTCCTTGGAAATGACTTTAACGGTCTGACCAAGGTCGAAGTCTGTCTTGTATGTCAAATTGCCGTGGGGATTAACTGAAGTATCGAAAGAATAACGTATTGCCTGCTCACTTAACTTACTTTGCCCCCGAAAAATCAGTGTATCAATGTAGTCTGCTCCGAAATCGTCCTCACGCAGGTCTTTGGCATCCACAAAGATTTCGTGCCGTGTCTCTCCAGAGCCACTTGTAATAGCAACAAATGTCCGGTCTGCACCTTCGCCTTCGCCGCCGACAAGCGCGGTATTGGCATAATCAGTAGCGCTTATTGTATAAATTTGTTCAATTAAATTCTCATACCCCTTGGAGAACACCGCTTGTGACTCAGTGCCCATATACAACGTTACCGTAAAAACCGCTGTCGCAGGAGTGAACACGGTCTTGATACCAACATCTGAAACCCCACATAGATCCGTCACCACATCCATCAAGTTCCGATATGACACCTGTGTGCTGATGGGCACATTCAAGTTCGGAGATGAAAAGGATATATCAGTGATCTTCCTTGCTGTATCAGAAGGATTGATGAGATTATTATTTATAAGCTGCTCTACACAGACAGAAAGGTCACCTGACAGCTTCTCCGTTTGCCATACAATACGTCTTGCAAGAAGGGACGTGGCAAAGCGGCCGCTAGCAGTGATAAATTCCTGCTCCGTTTGGGATAGTTCCAGGTGCTCAATGATACCGGCTTCCTCATCGTCGTTCTTCCAAATGATATTACCCTCTTTAAGGAGATCAGCATTCTCTTGTGTGGCTATGGCTTTTATCTCAAATGAGCCGCACTGTGAGTATCGCCTCGTCCATCTTAGGTACTCAAAGGATTCCACGATGCCCTCAAGCTCCCGATTTGAATTGTAGATATACAGTTCCATAGTTACACCCCCAGAAATTGTGGACGAAAGTAAATGCTAACCTCCAGCAGATCCATATTGACTGAAGCATCGTAGCGAAGTGTGTTAATACCTGCAGCAAGCTGAAAGAACACAGAATTGGTGTCTAACAGTGAAAAAGCGTTAGTTTGGGTCATTCCATCAATTCTGACTACACGTTTGCCAGCGAAATGAGTATATACTCGAAGCTCATCCCCCGCGTTCATTGTTGTGAGAAGCCGGATGAATTCACCGGTGTCTATGTTTAAGAGTTCCGGGTTCGTTACTGTACCTAGCGCTCGAAATACAATTTCACATCCACAGGATACATCACCGATATTTTCCACGGTAATGATCTGGCTTGGCTGACGCATTCCAAATTCCATACCACTCGTTGGTATCTCCAGTTCAAACTCTAACAGTGGTATCCATGACGCCAGTTCCTCTCGCACCTCCTCCAAGGTCTCAAAGAAAGGTGATGGACAGAGTAGGCTGACAAAGAAATTGGGTACCCGTTGCCGATTGGAAACGGCAAACCCTGCCTCCTCAACCACACAGGATATCTGTCGCCCTCGATACTGAAGCGTCCCAAGTAGCTTTGGACTAAATATCTGAAGGAAACGCTGTCTCCGCACATAGGCCTCGTCAGGAGTATCAGCAACAACCGTACCTTCTAGCGTGATGTTTCGCATATCTAGTGTAGATGAGATGTAAAAAGCGCCGTCTTGGTTAGGCGCCTTAAAAGTGTTAACGGTTTGTCGTATGTTGCCCGTCCCGTCTATCTTAGTAAGAAAGTACGGACGGCTTTGTCTGAGAGTAATACTCTCTCCATCTGCATTAATATAGGTTAGTTCCATGGCCGTACCTCCTTTATAATTCAAGTGCTAGTTTACGGGACAGATTTTTAAACTCCCGCGCTAGTTCTTTTTCTGATAAAGCCTTAGGTGACACCACCGAGATATTCTGAGTAATACTTGTACCGGTTGCTCCGCCTTGCCCGGATAAACCTCTGTAATTCCAATCAAAACTTGTTGGTACTGCATTTTGCATATCCCTAGAAACTGTTGCCATTGCGTCCTCAAAACCCACACCGATACCTTCACCCATACTCTGGCCAATTCCAGCAAATAGAGTTGAAGGGGAACGGATACCGAAGAAGTCTTTAATTTTCGATACAACATTTCCGAAAAATCCAGAGATTTTACTCCATAGCCATGCGCCTGCGTCTGAAATGCCCTTCCACAATCCTCTAATCAGATTACCACCCACTTGAGACATTTGGCTTATATACCCAGTAAAAGCTCTGACCAGTCCTGAGATGATCTGTGGAACTGCCTTAACAATCTCCACGATTATCCTTGGAAGGTTTGCTATCAATGCCACAAGCAGCTGGACACCCGCCAAAATAATCTTATCAATATTACCTACAATAGCATTTACCAGTGAGGTAATAATCTGTGGAATCGCACCAACAACAGTAGTAATAATCTGTGGAAGTGCTTGTATCAGCGATATGAGAAGTCGAATTCCTACATCAATAATCATTGGAATCGATCCAATGACTGCACTAATGATACTGTCAATAATTTGCGGAATTGCCTCAACAACTGCTGTAATAATAGTTGGCAACGCTGTAACCAGTGAAGTCAATAATTGAATACCCGCATCTATGATCTGTGGAATAGATTCTATTAAAAAATCCACCACTGCTTCGATGATGGTAGGCAAGGCAGAAACAAGCTGAGGTATTGCTTCCACTAATCCCTCCGCCAATCCAATAATCAGCTGTAAAGCTGCATCCAGAATCAAAGGTAAGTTATCAATCAATCCTTTGACAATCTGAGTGACCGCAGAAACTGCTGCAGGTATGAGCTGGGGTAAAGCTATTCCAATACCCTCCACAAGTGCGGTTACCAGTTCTATTGCCGCATTTATGAGCAACGGAAGATTATCAATCAATGCTCCAACAATCGTCATTACAGCATCCACTGCCGCTGGAATTAGTTCAGGCAATAAGTTTAGGAGTGTCTCCAACACCTGGGTAAACAGGCTCGTGACAGTTTCCAACAATAACGGAAGCAGGTCACCCACTGCAGTTAATATAGCATCGAATGCTGGTGGAAGTGCGGTTACGATGTTTTCCAAAACAGGCACAATGTTTTCAACAACTGCACGGAAAGCATCCACAAGATTTTCCGTTAGATTGGTCATGTCGGCATTGGCATTACCGAGCCCAGCTGTAAAAGAACCAAGTGCAGCCTGTAACAATCCAATAGAACCGAAAATTGTCTGAGTTGACTCTCTTGCAAAATTTCCCGCGTACTGCTCCGTGTTCTCAAAAAACATCTGCATTGCAACTTCGGCTTTTTCCGCTTGTGTTGCAGTATTCCAAGTGAAATCCAGTCCCTTTGCCAGAGCATAGGCTTCGATGTTTGTGGCATTCATCGCAGCACCCAAGTTATCCATCATCGTGAAATTACCTTTTGCCGCACCTGTGACAGCCTCCAAAGCAGAGGACATATCTATTCCCATAACGGAGGCCATGTCTGCAGCACGTTGCATCGCTTTTTCCGTCAATTCAAGGCTTTTACGCTGTTCGATGCCCGATCCTTGGAACAATGCACCCATTTTGTTGGCGGTCGCAAGATACTCACTTTGGGATACCCCCAGATTTTTATAGGCTTCCTCACCGGTTTTCTGAATGGATGCAGCATATGCACCGAAAACCGCTTCAGAGCCACCCAGATTTTGTTCCAACTCTCCGAACTGCGTAACTACCTCTTTACCTAGCTTTATAGCAGCAGCTCCAGCGGCAACTACAACTGCACCCATCGCCACACCGATGCCCTTAAGTACACCGCCAAGCTTTTCAAACTTGCCGCCAGCATCTTCTGCACTTTTGCCGGTATCGTCTAATTCTTCACCGAGATTATCTGCTTCAATTGTGGACTGCTCAAGTTCACGCTCCATACCATTGAGTTCTGCCTGAGCTCTATTTAGCTGAATCTGCCAATTCTGAGTACGGCGGTCATTTTCACCGAAAGAGGTGGTGGCATTATCAAGAGCAGCCCTAAGGGTGGCAATCTTGTCTTTTTGTGCGTCAATTTCTTTATTCAGAACCGCATTACGGGCAGTAACCGACTGGATGGATTTATCGTTTTTATCAAACTGACTTGTTACAAGAGCCATTTCACTACCAAGTACCTTAAATGTTTGATTGATTTCGGAAAGAGCCTTCTTAAATTCTCGCTCGCCCTCGACACCAATTTTTAACCCAAAGTTATCTGCCATACCTTCACCTCCTCCTAAATGCCCGGTGGGATAATATCATCAATTGTTCGCATCTTCTTTGGCTTTTCAATGCCATGCCACTGCTTGTGGCAGGCCCATAAATCAAAAAACAGTCCGATTGGCATAAGCCAGAATTCCTCTGCGTCCATGCCCATCTGAACTGTCCCATAGTAAAGAAGCCGGGTAAAGACTTCAGCGTCCGTTACCCGACTTCCACGTTTTTTGGATTTTCTTCCTCACTTTCCACGTTGCGATTCGTACCTTTGAACATTGCCTCAGTAATTGCATTTTTATAAGCCGCCAAGTCAAGCGGTGAGGTAAGAAGCTCCACTTCTTCCTCGCTAAGTAGTTCCTCTGGTGTGTTCTTATTTTTCAGGTTACGAATCAAGATGGACTGGTTTGCAAGCAGTGTAATCAACCATACAATTTCGTCCAGTGCCATCTCGAAGTTTTCTGATTTCATTAGTTTTTCTCCGAGATTTTCAAGTCCCCCGTACCGATTTGCAATCGCTTTAGTGGCTCTTGTAGTGAGTATCAGTTCAAAATCTTTACCGCCGATGTTAATAGTGGCACTTCTCTCATTATCCATCTTTTCCCCTCCTATGGTTCCGGTGTATAGACCGGTTCGTAAACTTGGGTAAACCAACCGGTGATGGTGGTCGATGAAACACCTGGATCACCTTCTGTGACCTCCGCTTTCCACGGGTGCTTGCCCAAGCCATCCAGCTTATTCCTGCGCATAACCGTTCCCTCAATAGTAGGTGTGGAAAAGGTAATAGAATCCGCCTTAGTCTGCAGGTTGGTTTCAGGCAGACCGAACTTTACGCGGTATAGCCAGAAATATCTGTATGTTCCGTTTGCCGTCTGTGCACGAAATCCCACTGCAACAGGTGTACTCACATTCTCACTTGCGGAAATCAATACCCCGTTATCATCAGTAGAGGCACCAGTTAAATCCGCTGCCACTGTAGGGCCAATGTCGTCCATACCGAGGGTAAGTGTACCGCTATTAAAGTCTTTCACTACCTCGGCGGCACCATCATCAGCATACAGAATCGCTTCTACTAGCTCTACCGAGAGTTCGGCAGTGATGGCTTTTGCAAGTACCGCAGGTACAGCGTAGGTTTCTTCGCCGTTAGCGTCCTCGGTTATTTTTGAATAGTACAGTCTATCAAGACCGATAGTTGCCATAAGTTATTCCTCCAATCCATAATTTTTCGCCACATCAATGGCATAATGGTGATATCCAGTATCATCCTCGTGTCCGATATATCGCCGTTCGGTCACTGTGAACTCAGTATTTAATAAAGCTGTTGTGATTTGTCTTTTCCTTTCTAAGTAGTTATTCTTTGAAAACAGCGATAGCCGTGCTTCTTGTACATCAAAGCCGGGACGGTTATCCGCATGGACTTCAAAGATGTCTGAAAGTGGGAGTATTACAACATACTCATCCGGTGCTAAACCAGAAAAAACCCCAGTTTCCACGGGGAGCGGTATAGCGGTTATGAGGGCATTTAGTTCCTCTAAAATATTCATATCTTGTCGATCTCCTCCTCCAACTTGGCGATCATCGCGTTGATACAAGGTTTTCTGGAGGCAGTTCTCGCAGGTTTCAGAAATGGTTTTGCAGGCTGACCATGCTTGCCGTATTCAATGATAGTAGCAATTTTGGCATTGCTCTCACCATCAGAGCGTGGTTCTGAAAAACCTACTTTTACATTAAAGTTGCCGTCTCTATCCTGTTTTGCGTCCGAAAGACCCAGTGAAGATAATAGCTCACCTGTACTTCTGGAGGGATATTTCGTATTCTTACCGACCACATCACTCAGATTCCCTTTGACTTTATCCAGCACTACTGAACCACCGACTTCCAATACCTTAGAAAGAATCGCATCAGTCTGGTCAGCTAACCGGGATACCTTCAATAGGAATTCCTCCGGCATCTTCATATTGGCTTTTGCCATATCCATCACCTCACAGTTGGCTCTAGCTTTTCCGCTAAAACCTCAACATACATTCCACGACCTCTTACATCCTCTACACTTAAAATCTGATACCTGCCATCTTCGCAGACTATAACCATTTCCGTTGTGACCTTAAGTCCAGATATTTTCCTAAATCTAAACAGTGAAGATGCAGTAGAAAATGACGCCATATTGGTCCATTGCTCACTGCCATGCCGATCTTCTTTATAGGCACGTACACTAGCAAGTATGTTATCTCCCTTTGTCGCGAAACCTTCCTCATCCTTAATTGGCATTGTGCTGATGATATCAATAAAGGTATTCATCTTACCGAAGCTCATATCAAACACCCCACTCTCGGTCAAGACGAAGAAGTAAGTTCACTGTATTCCAAACTTGCTGACCTGCCTGTACGCTATCAGCGAAGAAACCTGCTGTCGAGCCATCCCTGCTTTCATAGAAATGACTCGACAACATGATCACTGCTTGTTCTGTTGTAGGAGGCATGGCATGGGTTTCATAATGATCTTCAGGAACATGCTGATAACTCTGTGCATATGAAACTGCAGCGTTGATGAATCCGATAAGGAGAACATCGTCCTGGTCATGTGTTAAGATTAAGTTCGCCTTGACTTTCGGTATAAGATTATCTGCTACTGCCATACTGTGAGCCTCCTTTTATATTCCACCTTAATCAGCCTCCATAAGACCTGCCGCTTTTAATTTGGAAAGCAAGGCATTAAAGTCTGCGACCAACCCAGCGATATCTGTAGCAGTACTGTCTGCCTGGTTTTCAGCAACCGGAAGCCCCGTTACTGAAGCTCCCGGTAAGATTTCCATCGTTCCACCTATAACCAACTTCTCGCCGCCCTGTTCCATGTAGTTCTTCGTGTTATAACTCATATCGCACCTCCATTAAGCTTTCTGTTGGAGCACTTTAATAGCCTCTGGCAAAATAAGCTTGCCGTCCACACGTTGGGTAGCAATGAAACCCACCTGTCCAGTAGCGGCAAAAAGTTCATTTAAACGCTTGAATACTCTTCCTTGACGGTCAGCCACCCAGTAATAGCTAAAGTCACCAAACACCATAGTCTTTGCCCCTGCTGCAATGGTGGGTACATATGACGAGGTGTACAGAGGGCGGTTGAGTATAGTATCAGGTGTGCCTGCCTGGATAGAAGGCTGCCAGAGATACTGCCCGTTACCGTCTTTCAATTTACGGATAGCCTTAATTGTGGCATCGTTCATTACGAATGCTGCCTTATTACGATAAGGTGCTTTCAAACTGTAGAACAAATCTAAAACCTCATCCAGTGAGATGGCAGTCGCGCTTGCTGTAGTAATGCCGACTTGACCGCCACCTGTAGCGTTTAGGATTCCGGTAGGCTTACCTGTACCATCACCCACAAAGAAGGCTTCCTCCTCCTTGTTGCCGATACGACGTGAAAATTCTCTTGTAATATAGCTTTCAAGATTAAACACAGAATCGTTTAGCAGCTCCTCGGAAACTTTAATCATCGTTGCCAGTTTATATGCACCAATGGATACTTGCCCGAAGCTATCATCACTCTCAGGAATGACTCCTTCTTCATCTACCCAGCTTGCAGTTCCTTTGCTTGCAACAACGGGGATTTTACGATCACCGGAAGAGGTTGTGATAACATTAGCAAGTCTACGAAAGATGTTCTCTTCCTCTAATGCTTCCACCAGGGTACGCTCAAATTCATCCGGTACAAGGTATCCGCCCTCAGAGTCGGTACCGATTTGCAGAGCATTTCTGACTTCATAGCCACCCTTGTCACGCATAGCGTTCCAGAAGGCTTTTCTATATTCAGCACTTGCTCGACCGGTCTTTTCCTCTCCCTTTCTTGTAGGTTCATTAGTAATTGGGTTACTGGTTGCTTTCGACAGTTCCAGGTCAATAGATGCTTGACGTTCCAGACGCTCAATTTCCTTACCAAGAGCCACAACATCGGCTTCCATCTTCTCATAGGTTGTAGTGTCCTCAGCGGATAACAGTCCATCACCGCCACGTTTAGAATCAAGAAATGCCTTTGCCGCATCCCATGCCTTAGCGCGTTTCTCGCGCAACTCAAGAATTTTACTCATTGTTATTTCCTCCTTTAAATTTAGTGAGAAATTAAAGAAAGCCGCTTATCAAGCGACTCTATTGGTGTACCAGTTTTCAGTTGTTGTTTTGGCAGTTTGCTTATAAGTGAGTTGGTAACTGCCATCCTGCTAAAAATAAGACTATCTGCCAAATCAAGCGGCTCGCTCTCCATGAACATGATCTTGTCTGCAAAACCAAGTTCAATGGCTTTATTCGCATTCATCCATGTCTCTGCATCCATCAGATGTGAGAGCTTAGTTCGAGAAAGACCCGACTTCAACTCATAGGCATTAATGATACTTTCCTTGACCTCATCTAACAGAGCCTTTGCTCGCAGCATTTCCTCACTGTCACCTATAGCAATAGTTGACGGGTTATGAATCATCAGCATGGAAACCGGGGACATATATACATCTCCACCTGCCATTGCAATAACGGATGCTGCACTTGCCGCAAGTCCATCGATTTTTACAGTGACTTTTCCGGTATACTCCATGAGCATGTTGTAAATCTGAGCTGCTGCAAACACATCACCACCTGGAGAATTAATCCACACTGTGATATTGCCGGTGCCTGCCACCAGTTCATCTTTGAACATCTTAGGTGTAACCTCATCGCCCCACCATGTTTCGTCTGATATTACTCCGTTAAGATAAAGGGTGCGCTCTTCATTAGAATCTCGCACCCAGTTCCAGAATTTCTTCATTTACTGACCTCCTTCGGTTTTGGCAAACGCACCTGCGTCAGCCAGTTTTGTCATATTTCCGTTAACCAAATATAAATCACCGCCTTCCTCAGCTGGAATACGGTTCATGTCCTCCAGTTCACGGATATCGTTAGCTGACATCCAGCCATTCTGCCGACCTGTAGCGTAGCCATTCATACGGCTTTGGTAATCGCCACGTAGCAGACCGTCTAAATTGAACTTAATAAACAGTGCTGTTTTCTCGGAAGGTAAAATAAGTGATTGCTGAAGACTTTGTTCCCAGCGCACCACCCAAGGGTCAAGGGTGTATTTTACAAACTCCAAAGACTGCTGCTCAATATTGGAGAAACTGGATTTCTCAAGATCACCCACCATATGTGGCGGCACTCGGAAAATCCTCGCAATCTCATTGATTTGAAACTTCCGTGTTTCCAGAAACTGCGCCTGTTCCGGCGGGATACCGATGGCTTGAAACTTCATGCCCTCTTCTAGCACGGCAATTTTGTGAGCATTGCCAGTACCTTGGTAAGCGCTATTCCAACTATCCTTCACCCTCTGAATATCTTTGATTACTCCCGGGTGTTCTAGCACTCCTCCGGGATTAGCACCATTGGCAAAGAATGCCGCTCCATACTCTTCAGTAGCAAGCGACATACCGATAGCGTTTTTTGCCATTGCAATGGGACTATAGCCGATGAGTCCATCAAAACCTAATCCAGGTATGTGAAGAACTTCATCTTTACGGAGTGTGACATAGCCACCTTTGGGGTTTAGACCACTTTCATCAGTATCACGATAGTAGGTATACACCAGCTCACCGTTTGATGCTCGACTGACTTCCATCTTGTTGGGGAGAAGAGGATAAAGGGCAACTGCCTGCCCTCGTCCGTTTCGAACCACTTGTGCATAGGCATTACCCCAAAGCAAAAGATGACTCATCAGT